GTTTTTGTTTTGGTATTATATAATCATTTTATTTTTTTTATTATCTTATCACACACACCAAAAAACAAAAAATAAAACGCCACCCGCCCCCTATACCAGAAAAAGCGCAGCAACCCGTCATCATCCCCTCACGCACCCACTAAATTTCGCAAATGCCACCACTAAATTTTAAAAAAAGCCTTGACATTTTGCCACCACCTTTGATAATATAAAAAATAAGGAGGAGATAAGATGGAAAAAGAGAAGTGGTTAAAAGCGATATATTGTACGAAGGAGGAGTTAATAGAATGGCTAAATGAAATGTATGAGGATGAAAAAGTATATGAAGAAATCATTCTTAAGTATGAAAAGATGACTAATGCAACGATTAAAGATACGAAAAAGTTTAGAGTAAACAAAAGGACAATGCAAGAAGAGGTTCATGATGTAAAAGAAGTAGATAATGGAGTTTTCAAATATTTTAGAAGGTAAGGAGGAAGAAGAAGATGGATATAAGGATAATAAATAGAGATGGGGAGTTAATAAACGTAAGTAAACTAAGTTTAAAGGTAATAGGACGAAGTCTAATTGGGATAAGTGAGAAGCAAGAGGTAGTAAATGTAGAGACTTATGAGAGCGAGGAGAAAGCGAGGAAAGTGTTAAAGACAGTAGTTTACATTATATGGGTGAATCATGATGATTACAATAAAAATGCGGTAATAATAGACCTAAATGGAATAGAAATAAAAGGAGAGGAAGAAGAAGATGGAGAATCCAAATAGAATAAAGAGGAGTATAAGGATACCGAGAGAGCTGCATGAGGAGTTAGAGATGATAGCGAGAGCGAAGGGGATAAGTGTGAACAAATTAATATTAGATATATTAAGGAGTGGAATAAGATGATAATATTAAAGTGGATAGTAGGTATAATAATAGGGTTAGCGATAGTGATATGTTTAGGAGATTGGAAGGCAGGGAAAGATGACATATTTAATTTTCTAGTAGTAATAGTGCTATTATTAATTGAGGTAGTAATAATAAAGGGGTGAGAGAAATTGGAGTTAGCAGAATACGAGAGAATAGAGGCTGAAATAAAGAAGATAAGGTACAATTTAGATGTAACGGAGATGGAGATAGGAAAAAGGTTACTATTATTAAATTTATTGAGATATGATTTGTCTCTAATTGAAGATAGGGATAAAGTTGAGAAAGTGAAGTACAATTATGAGAGTAAGAGGTTAGAATATAGTGAAAGCATAGAGATAGGAATAGCGATAAGTTTAAAGATAAATGAAGTAATAAGGGAAGAAACAGAGTTAAGTAGGCAGCAAGAGTTATACAAATGTATGCAAGAGGTATATTATTATTTAGCTAGGTATTTATTTGAGTACTATTTGCCAGCAATGGAATTTGGGATACCGCCAGAGAAGCAGTTTATAGCACCGAGAACGAGTGTGTTAAATAGGATAGCGAAAGAGATGACGAAGTTTTATTATAGGACAGATAGACCTATAATGACATTAAGTATGCCGCAAGGAACAGGAAAGACTGAAATAAGTAAGCGTTTTATGTCGTGGGCTATAGGAAAGAATCCAGAATTACCCAATATGATGATTTCATATTCGGCTAACATAGCGAAAGACAAGTTTTTTAATGGAATAGATGCGTTAGTAAGGGATGACATGGGCAATTATGGAAAGATATTTCCAAAGTTAAGGGAAATATATAGAAGTGCGGAGACGATGAGTTTAGATTATACAAATGAGGAGAACAGGAAGAAGGCACATTCAGAGTACACTTTATATTGTGTAGGGTTTGATGGAAGTATAACAGGTAGAACGAGGGCACATAACATATTATATGCAGATGACCTGATAAAAGATATAGAAGAGGCATCAAATAAAGATATAATGGATAAGAAATGGGTAGAATTTACAGGAACGATAAAGAAGCGTATGCAAGGAAGATGCAAGATGTTGGTGGTAGGAACTATATTTAGTATAAATGACCCATTGTCAAGATTGATACAATATTATCAAGAGAATGAGCCTGAGAGACTGATAGTAATAAGGATACCAGGACTAAATGAAAATGATGAGAGTAATTTCAACTACAAATATGGATTTGCAATAACTACAAAGATGTTTCATGAAGATAGGGATTTAATGGATCCTGTATCATTTAGTTGTTTAATACAGCAAGAGCCAATTGAGAGAGAAGGAATATTGTTTTATGAAAATGAGTTTAAGAAGTTTGATTTAAGTAAATATAAACAAAAAGAGGGATATGTAAGGACTGTTGCATTTTGTGATGTTGCGTGGGGAGGAGAAGACTATTTGTCAATGCCAATTGTAGATGAGTATGAAGATGGAGATTGTAAGTTGGTTGATTGGTATTTTATAAATAAAGCAGATAAAACGATAACAAAACCTGCGGTAATACAAAAAATAAAGCAACATAAAATAAGCAGAATGTGTTTTGAGGCTAATAATGGTGGAGATGAATATGCTGATGATATAAAAAGGCAATTAAAAGAAGACAGAGTTGAGTGTTACGTAGAGAGCAAGAAATCACCTACAACAATGTCAAAAACAGATAGGATATTAAATCACCAGGCTGAAATACGAGGAAGTGAGGCATCAAAATATAGATTAGTAATACCAGAGAGAGAAAGTATAAAAGGAAATAAAATGTTTAATGAAGCATTAAATCAAGTGTTTAAATTTAATCAAAGCACGTCAAAAAATGTAAGAAAAAAGCAACATGATGATGCTCCAGATAGTTTGTCGGGATTATTTGCAAACGTATTAGGAGTGAGTGGAAATTATGGCAAGGCAGTAAGCAATATTAGCAGAAAATCATTAGGAATTTAAGTTCAGTTGACTTTTTAAAAAAGTTATGTTAAAATCAAAAATAGGAGAAAATAATGATTGATTTAAGAAGAACAAAAGTTATTTGTCCCAAGTGTAAAAAGCTTATTTGCACGATGGAGAAATATGCAGAACCAAAAGGGATTTATTTTTGGTGTACAAGGTGTAAAGAAGAATTTGAAATAAAAGAAAAACAAATATATAGAGCTCATGAAGCCGATGATTAGAATATCATTGGTTTTTATTTTTTTGAAAAGATGAGGTGAAAAAGTTGGTAGGCAAGGGAAGAAGATTAATAATAGTTGATGAAGAGATAAATCCTAATACAATTATTAATGTTATGAAAATAGCTTGGACAAAGCATTTAAGAAACGTAGTAGATATTAATAAACTTATGGATTATTATTTTGGAGACCAAAACCAAGACAATAAAAACAGTACAAGTAATTTTTATGAAAATGACACAGAAAATCAAACAACAATAAATTATGCTAATTCAACAGTAAGAACGATAGTTGGATATACTTATTCACAAGGAGCTCAAATTACACAAAGAAAAGGGAAATATCAAAAAGACATAGAGAAATTAATAGATATAATGAACTATGAAAATTCTGATACAGTAGATAACGAAGTAGGAACAATGGCAAGTATAACTGGTATGGGATATTTTGGAACATTTCCAACAAAAGAATTATATAGTGATTATATGCCAGATTATCCAATTGTACCAATTGCTTTAGATCCAAGAACAACTTTTGTTGTATGTTCTCCTGAACTAGGAAATCCAGTAAAATTATCTGTAACTTATTATAGTTCAAAAGAAAAAAGAAAAACAGTATTTTATTGTTATACAGATAATATGACATATTTAATTGAATGTAAAGGTGAAAATACATTTAATGATAGTGCAATAATAAAAGATATAGATGTAAATCCAATTGGATTAAATCCAATTTCATTAGTAAAAAATAATCAATTTATGCAAGGCGATTTTGAAACTGCAATACAAATAAGTGATGCTTTAAATCAACTAGCAAGTGATAGTTTAAGCGATGTAGAAAATGTAATTAAGAGCTTATTAATAATTATGAATGCAGAATTGACTGATGATGAAGCGGCAAAAGCAAGAAAAAATAGAATATTACAATTAATGGGACAACCAGGCGTAGAAGTAGATGCGAAGTTTATATATCAGCAATTAGATAGCTTAGGAATACAAAATTTACGAGAATATTTTGAAGAAGCATATAAGACAGTAGTTGGTATTCCAGATAGAAAAACTCGTTCAGGTGGCGGAGGAGATACAGGAGATGCTGTAAAACTTCGTGATGGATGGGCTGATATAGAAATAGTAGCAAGAATAAAAGAAGCGTATTTTAAGATAGCAAAGAAAAAACAATTAGCAGTAGCAATTGAAATTTTGCATTTGTTAAATATGGTGTCTAAAAACTTCAAGCTTGAAGATATAGATATTAAACTACCTAGAAACAAAAACGATAATATTCAAACAAAGGCACAAAGCTTTAGTACATTAATGTCGACTGGAAATATAGCTCCAGAAGATGCTTTATCAATGGCAGATATGACAACAGATATAACAGGAGTAGTTGAAAGAGGCAAAAAATTTAAAGAACAAAATCAAAGAAATATTACTTCTGCTACGAATCAAAAAACATCTAACAAGGGACAACAGACAAAAGTTCCTGAGGATGAAACAAAAGTCGTAGAAGAAGAATAATATAAATTGCCAGTTCTACAATGGCTATATTTGTAGATAGGTATGGCACAGAGAAGTGCAATAAAACTCTACTGAAAGAAAGGAAAAAATATGGACTTTTTAAAAGAACTTATGGGTTCAGAGTACAAAGAAGGTATGACAAAAGAAGATGTTCAAGCATTCTTTAAAAAACAAGTTCTAGCTACAGGCGAGTACACAAATAGTGGAAAAGCTAAGGCAGAGCAAAAGCAATTAAATGATAAAATTGCTGAATTACAATCACAGTTAGAAGCTAAAATGACTGATGATGATAAAAAGAAAAAAGCTGATGCAGATACTCAAAAATTAATTGAATCATTACAAAAACAATTAAAAGAAAGTAATATGTCTTTAAGCAAAAGAACAGCAATAGGAGCTTTGGCAGATGCTAAAATAAAAGCTGGAATAAAAGATGAAGATAAAGAATATGATGAATTTCTATCTGGAATATCTTTTGAGGACAATGATAGAACAGAAAAAATAAGTAAATACATTTCTAAAATAGTATCAAATGCTTATGAAGCTGGGAAATCAGAAGCCATAAAAAATAAACTTGGAAAAATGGGTTCTTTTAAAGAAGGACAAGGTGGAGAAAACAACGGAGATGAAAAAGGCTCTTTTGGAAAAGAATTGGCACAGAGTACAAAAACTCAACAGCCAGAAGTAAAAAATTTTTTTGAAAGGAAGTAAAAGAAAATGGCAAACAAAATAGTTAAAGAAACTTATGGTGCTCCAGAAAAACACATCTTAATTGCTAATGATAGTTATATGGTAACATTACCAGCAATAATCAAAGCAACAGGTGTAAGTGCTGGAACAGATGGAAGAAAAGTTGTAAAGGCAGGAACTCCACTTTATGGAGATATTGAAAAAAGAGATACAGGATTTACTGTTTCAGCAGAATCAGGAAACCCAACATGTATCTTATTACATGATGTTGATGTAACAGCAGGAGATGAAAACGGTACTATCGTTTTAGCTGGTTGCGTTGACTTATTAAAATTGGATGCTAGTGTTAAAACAGCAGTTGCAAGTGCAAAAGCAAACTTACCTAGAATAATATTTGTAGAAGGGAGTGCTATATAATGAACTTTTTTGATTTAGTAACAAGCTCAAATTTAGTAGCTTATTGGTTAGAAAAAGACTTAAATGACGTAAGAGTTGGAGATCAACTATTCCCATTTAAAAAAGAAATTGGTGTAGAATTAGATTGGATTAAAGGAGCTAATAACCAAGTTGTTGGTTTAAGATTAAGCGCTTATGATTCAAAATCTATCAGAAGAGATAGACAAGGTCTTGAAAAAGTTAAGACAGAAATGCCTTTCTTTAAAGAATCAATGGTTGTTGATGAAAAAATGAGACAACAACTAAATACAATGTTACAAACAAATAATGAAGCATTAATAAGAACAGTAATCGCAAGAATATTTGATGATGAAGTTAAATTAATAAAAGCTGCTTATGAGACAGTTGAAAGAGTAAGAATGCAATTACTTACTACAGGAACTATAGTATTAGGAAGCAATGGACAATCATATACTTATGATTATGGTATGCCAGCAGCAAACAAGAGAAATGCTTCTGTAGCATGGACTGCTGCAAATGCAGACCCAGTAAAAGATATTACTGATGCACAAACAGTAGCTAGAAGAAACGGATACAAATTAACAAGAGCTATGTGTAACTCTAACTGCTTAAATGCTTTATTAAATAATACAAACATTAAAAATACTTTATATGTACTTGCTAACGGAAATATATCACTTACAGTTGATGATGTAAGAAAATATATTGAAGAAAGAACAGGTATTGTAATTTATGTAAACGACAACGGATATGTAAATGAAAATGGAGTATTTACTGGATATTTTGCAGATGATACATTTGTATTAATGCCAGATGGACCTTTAGGTGAAACACACTATGGTACAACTCCAGAAGAAAGTGATTTAATGTCAGGAGCAACATCAGCAGAAGTTTCTCTAGTAAATAATTCTGTAGCTGTAACAACATCTAAACAAATAGACCCTGTAAATGTTGAAACAAAAGTATCTATGGTAATGTTACCATCATTTGAACAAGCTGATGGAGTATTTATAATAGATACTGTAGCATAGGAAGAAGGAGGAGCAAACATGATAACAATAGTAAGAGGAAATGATAAAATTGTTTGTACAAAAGGAACTTTTGAAGAACAATATAAAATACTTGGTTATCAAATAGCTTCCGAAAAAAAGGAGGCTACCGAAAAAGTAGCCTCTTTTGAAAATAAGGAAGAAATTAAAGAAGAAGAAAAAACTGTTGATTTTGAAGAAGAATTAACTGAAAAATATCATATTAATAAAAACGCAGGCAGAAAAAGAAAATAAGGAGTGAAACAAGATATGCTATATTTATATAATGGTAAAATTTTTGTAAGACCTGTTACAAATAAAATTGTTGAGGTTGATATAAAAAAAGAACTAAATGGTAGTTATGATGTAAAACCAACAAAAAACATAATAGTAAGAGATGATTTAGATAAGGTTTTAACCTCAATCGCTCTTGAAAAAGCTTATGACGTTCTTCATAAAAATAGCAAAAGAGATTAATAAAAGGAGGGATTAAAATGGAAGAAGATATAAAAGAAAAAGACCAATTTCAAGAATTAGTAAATAAAGTAACTAAAAAATTTGAAAAAGAAGAAGTTTCAATAGATGCAGATGAAATAGAAGATGAAACTCTATTTGCATTATTAGAATATTATAATGATAGACATTTTAGTCCTAAAAATGATGAACTCTATGAACCTATATATGAAGGAATAATAGTAAAATTAGCAGTAAGTGCATTAGCTAAAAAAGGAGCAGAAGGAGAAAATTCTCATAGTGAAGGTGGAGTAGGTCGAGGATATGATAATGCTTCTGATTATCCATTATCTCTTACAAGGAAAATAATACCACTTGCAAAGGGAGTTGGTAAATAATGCGAAGATTAAATAGAAATAAAAGAAGATTTTATCTATGTAATAAAAAAATAGATGAAAATAATCCAGATAGAATTATATTTTCAAATCCTATTCCTTATGAAATGAATTATCAACCCTTGTCAACTACAGGAGAAATTATAGCTTCTGGAAATGAATTTATTAATCGTTTAGTTGTTTATACGAGTCCTGAAAAGGCAAAAAAGGTACATAATTTTGACAGATGCTATGTTTATATAAATCCACCAAAACAATACGATAAATTTTGTATTGATGCTGATTTTTATGTAGATGGAGAACCTATGACTTTTTTAAATGAATCAAGATTTTATTTACAAAGAATGATAGGTGATGTTAATGAATAAAAATATAACTACAGGACTTAGTGTTAAAGAACTAGAAAATTTAGCAAGGCAAATGGATAATTGGGCTGAAAAAATGGATAAAGCATCTAAAAAAATTGTTAAAGATTTAGCTGATTATGGATTAGAACAAATGCAACAAATATATGCAGAAGCTCAATCTAAATATGAAGATACAACTCCTATGGATTTTTCTATAACAGGAACTGAAACTGAAAAAACAGTTTCAATGTCAGGACCACAAGCATTATATGATGAATTTGGAACTGGTACTATAGGTGAGCAAAATCCTCATCCAATAAAGAACGAATTTGGATTAAATCCATATAATAGTGGTCCAACAATAAGAAGAGCAGGTAAAAATGTTGAGGGAATAAAAGAAGGCGATTTATATTGGACATATAAAGATGAAGGTGGAACTATTCATTATACACAAGGTATTCCTGCTCAAAAAGAGGGTTATGAATCATTAAAAGCCACAATAAAGAAAGCCCCAGAAATTGTTAAAAAAATAATGGAGGAAACTTTAAAATGATTAGCTTAACAGAACAATTAGTAAGTCAGTTGCAAGAAGAATTTAGTAATAGAGAAGATTCTTACAATAAAAATATAGTTAAAGAAATATATAAACCGTTACCTAAAGGTACATATCCAAAAACTACAATTCAAGAAATAGACAATAGTGAAGAAATAGATAGAAGTACCTCAGCAGGAGAAAGAACAACAGCATTAACTTATCAAATAGTTCAATATAGCAGAGATACAGAAGAGTTTGATTATGTTGATAGTGTAAAATTTATGGCAAGTATAACGGATGATTTTTTATCTAAAAATTATAAAATGCAAAGATTAGGAAGTCCTGTCATACAGCCATATATTTTAGATAAAACTGTAATGACATACACACAAAGATATTCGTGTGTTTATGATAAAGAAACAAATTTAATATATGTAAATTAAAAAAAGGAGGAAGAAAAAATGGCAATTTATTTAAGTACAATAGGAGTACATTTAAAATACGCTGTAGAAACAGTAGCAGGAACAAGACCAACAACAGGATATACAGATTTAGTTGGAGTTAAATCTATACCAGCTTTAACATCTGCACCAGATAACCTTGAAACAACAACATTAAATGAAACAGAATATAAAACATATATTCCAGGACTAAAAGATTTAGGTGGAGCTTTAAGCT